AACGCTCTTCAACTGCGCAATGTTGAACTCCAAACTCAACCAAGCAACCCGAGAGGGGCATGACAATGTCCATCTCAATTTGCTCTACAAGCACGGCCTTAAGGTCCGCATGGCTCTCACTAAAGAGACGCATGAGCTCCTCGCAGAGCTTTACGCCCCCCTCTTAGTGATCCCTGGGACCCAGGCCCCTCCCTCCGGTATGCATGAGTTAGCTGCAGCTCATCAATCCATTGCTGAGCTCTCGCTGGCCAAGTATACCCTCAACCATGACAACTTCATCGAAATCGGCCCCAACGCGGCCAATTTCGCTAAAACTGCCATCGGTAAAACTGGTGTCCACGGCTGTACTCTAAGATCTGCTAGAGATCAAGCACGCCATGCCAAAGCAGCCGCATCCAACATCATTCGAGGTTACAATTTAAACCCGACCCAAAACCTTGGCGTGCAATCCGGAGGTCTCTCCAAGAGGCAACTTTGTCTCGACGTCCAACACCTCGCCTCCGGCATTCCGACTGAGACGTTTTGTCTGAATGGCTGGGAAAACTGTGATTTTCAAGCACCTGTCGCTGTTTCCAACCATTCCCTCTATGACATCTCCTTCCACCAACTTGCGACTGGAATGCGCAACCATGGAGTGCACACCATCAAAGCATATATGCACTTCCCGACCGAAATCCTGGACGTTGACCATTTGACTTCCTATGATAAAGGATACGAATTCAAACGAGTCAAAGACTCTAAGCGTGACGAAGTCCACTTCCGTTGGCTCGGAGACTCTGCTTTCGGATACATTCACGACTACTCCACATGGATCAAATATCTCACTTGCGGCGGATTTGATACCCCTTTTGGCTTTTCTGTGACCATTGAGAAGGCCAGCCGCAAGGGTAGTCAGTTCGAAGTCAACATCTCCCGTACAACTGCCGCAGGTCGTTTCTTCTACGTCATCCCGAACGACATGTCTGACCTCATCCGTGTCCCAAACATGAGACACCTGGCTGCCAACGGCTTCTGCAAGCGCAACTTCCGCGACAACGATCCAGCCAACTACATTGTGACAGACGGTTCTAAGATTCGCAAATTGCTCGATTTCATAAACGCTCGAGCCGAACGTGGATTCACTCTCGACACGGTGAAGGGATACGCGCGCACGCTCGTTTCCGAGATCAGGCTTGGTGGTGCTCTCGCTGAAAAGAGATGGCATTGCACCAGCGACGAATTCTCGGACCTCTGCATCAGCGTCTACATCCTTTCAATGTTCCAGAGGATCCGCCATCGTTGCGTCCTCAACCTCGCCACTGATCACCTTGACGCACTGGGAAAACCCCAGGGTTGGTGGAGCTCCGTCCTCGACGTCCTCTCTGATGTCGGAATCCACATCGCCCACAACCACAAGAAATGCAAGGACCAAAAGATTATCGAAGGTCAATCGAATAACATCTTCGATCGCGTCGCGCTGAAATTCTTTGAAGACCATGATTGCTATGACCGGGTCTCCGAGGCCAAATGGGATAGTGAAGTGTTCTTCAATTACAACCCGAATGATTGTGAACCCGTCCTTGAACTCAAGCGTGATGACATCATCGCTGCAAAACAAGTCGCAGAAGCGGCACCCGGGACAATAGCCTCCATTACGCCTAAATGGGCTATCGAATTTGGCCTCCCTGCAAACGTCGAGCCAGCTGTCTGCGCCGCTTATCTTGCAGAAGAACAACACGACATTCTCATCCAAGAGTGTGACAAAGGTGCCACCGCCTGCACTGATCAGCAAAAGAGCCTCAAAACCTGTCTCGAAGTAGCGGCCCTCGAACTGCGGAAGCGCAAACCGAAGGACCTCCACCTCGAGAACATGATGGCACTCACTGGTGTCCCTGGCGGTGCAAAGACCGGCACTGTCCTCAACAAGATCATCCCGTTTTGTGCTGCCTCCGGACCTGTACTCATCCTTTGCCCAACTCGTGAACTTGCTGAGAAGTACACCAAGGACATACCCAGCGGCTGTCTTGCCGCCACTATTCACGCCGGTCTCCGCCAGTTGGACAAGAAGCCCTGGTCCCTCGTGATTGTCGAAGAGTGCTTCACTTTGCCGATCGCTTACATCAACTTCATAGCCGAGAAGCACCACACTCTACTCGTCGGCGACCCCCGCCAGATCCAACACGTGGATTTCAGCGGCCTTTGGCACGGATGTATGATGCTTGAAACCATCCTTCCAGGGATTGCCCGGCATCACATTAATTCGACCAAGCGCTGCCCACAAGATGTCACGCTTCTGCCAATCATCAAGAAGTGTTATCCTGGGATCACCTCCGAGTCGAAGAAACACAACAGCGTGAAGTACATCGGACCCCGCGAGCAACTCCCCGAGACCGCGACTATCATCACGTTCACACAGCTCGAGAAGGCTCAGCTCTCGAATAACCTCAAGCGCGTGGTTTTCACGGCTCATGAATGCCAAGGTATGACATTCCCATCCGTCATCCTTCATTACAATGGTACCAGAGCCGAAGAAATGCTCCTTCAGAAGAGCCCGAACCATCTTGTCGTTGCCCTCACCCGTCACACCAACAATCTCTTCATTCGTGATTGTACTGAAGGCCAGCTTACCACCTTCATCAACGACACCACCCCGCTTAACCTCATTGCCGAACAAAGTAACATCGACCTGCAAGCTGTACGAACTGAACCTCTGCCGAAGTCCGTCGTGGCTGAAAGGATCCCGGATGCTGACATCCCGTATTCTTTCACCAAAGCCGAAGTCGGCACAGCTGAGCTCGTAATCAACAAGTACTATCCAGCGGCCGCACCCCGAGAGAACGTCGCCACCACTTCTACCACCCTCCCTGTCGGTGGTGATGCTCATGGTGTTGTGCGCCTCTCTGAACTCGGCGCCGAAGAACTAACCGAAGTTAAGCCCCACAAGGTTCACAGGTTCAAGGTCCCCCAGCGTGTCATGGTCACCAAGGGACACAACAAGCACCTCCTTCTTCGCACTAACCTTGAACGACTCACCCACGCTACTCGGAATATGGACGCCGTCACCTGCCGAAGACTTTCCAAACGTCTTTTCGATAACGTCGCGGATGAATTCGAATGGGAACTACCATCTGACTTCCACCAACGTACGTTCCTCGACGCTATCGAAAAGATGTCTGCACGTGGACATGACATGGAGAAACTCAACGAGGCTGTTGACTGGAGGGAAAACCACACCAACATGGTCAAATCCTTCCTCAAAGCCCAGCAGAAACCCTGCCTTGGAAAAGATCCCCATACTTCTGACAAGGCCGGGCAGGGCATCTCCGCATGGCATAAGACCCTCAACGTGCTTATGGCCCCCTGGGTCCGTGGGCTGGAACAGATCCTGGTCAACCAAACCAAGGGAAACGTTCGTATCATGTCCCAGCTCACCGACCAAGAAGTCATGTCAATCCTCGAACAGGACGGCCGCCCTGGAGACAAATTCCTCGACAACGACTGGACTCAATTCGACTCGAACCAGAACAACTTAACGCGCGCTATTCTCCAACGCGCCCTCGAAAAGGTCGGCACCCCCCCTCAACTCCTTGAACATTTCTTGACCCAGCTCACCTCCCGGACCATCTGTTGTGAACTGCTTTCACTCCAAGTGAATGACAAGAAAGATTCTGGCGCCCCGCACACGCTCATTGACAATTGTCTGTTCAATCTAGCCATTTGCATGGATCTCATGTCAGGCTGGCATCATCTCTACATCAAAGGTGATGATTCTCTCGCACGTGGTGAGAACGTCGTTTTCAACACAGAGAGAATGAACTATTACATCTCTAACTGCGGCTTTAGGTTTAAACCCAATGCTGCGGAATCGGGACAATTTGTCAGTTTCATCGTCAACGAGCAAGGTGTCGCCCTGGATCTTTGCCGAGTCGCGGCCAAGGTGCTTTCACGTGGTTACACTAACGTGGAAGATTACCGCAAGTACCAAGAGGCTGTCTCCGGCACGCTCATCCCTGTCACTCTCCACCCTGGTGTCAACATGTGCAAGGTCAACTCTCTCCATTACACCAATAAGACGTGCAACGAAGGAGACTTTGATGTCCTCCTTAGTTTCCTCTTCAGGTTTGCACGCGGGGAGATACCTTTCACCGAACTTTACGAGTCCGAGGCCATCTACTACAAGACCGACGCCCCCAACGCCAGCTCCCCACCCCTTCGTCCAGTCAAGCATGCCCGTATCTCCGCCAAGAAGATCCTTTCTGCAACGGGCAGAGCTGTCGTAAATGCATTGTCCTAAGGGTCAATTTCTTCATCTATTCAATCTTCAATCACAAACCAAATTCCAAATTATGCAAGATGACCCGCGTCTCTTCCAAAATCAAATCCCAAAAGCGAACTGGACAGCCCAAGTCCTCCGCTCGCACCGCGCAGCTGGGCAGTGTCATAAAGGCCATGGGCGCACTTTCCATGTTGAAAGCCCGCCCTATGGCAAAGGCACGCCCAAGAACGATGCGCAATGCACCTGCCATCCGCTCCAATCTCACTCGCCCTGATCGTCAGGTCGGCGAGGAGTTTTACGGGTTTATCACCGTACCCGCTTCAGCCACTGTGGGACAGAATCTCTTTTCTGTAGAAGTGAATCCGACCAGTTTCTCCAGGCTTGCTGTGTTTGCCTCACAGTACAAGCAGTGGAGGGGTCTCATCACGATGCGAGTCGAGTCACTCGGTAACGCCTTCTCCACTTCATCTGTTTCGGCTGCCTACATCCCTGACCCCGACGTCAACGAACTTCCCCTCGATCCCACCGCCCTTCTTAGAGTAGTCAACTCCTCACCTTCGCAGAGAAATCTGCATCTTCAGGACAAAAACACCATCTCCATTAACGCCAATTGGCAACTTTCCACGAACCCTTGGAAATTCGTTCAAGACACTGATCCGTCTGACCGCTCCAATGGTTTGTTCCTGATTGTCGCTAACGGATCCCCTGGTGCCACTGACATCCCTCTGAAGATCTCCTTCCGGTATGATGTCTCCTTTCAGGGAGCTACCTACTCACCTCTGGAATCTGCAGCACCGACGGTTCTTTCTGCGCTTTATGGCGTCAACAACTACCTCAGTGACGTCCTTTTCACACCCACCACCGGAGCTGCGAACTGGGTCGTCACTGGAACCTCCCTTACTCTGAATTATCCCGCCGGTTCCGTTGCTTCCAAGTATTACGGATCCTGGACCTCCCAGCTTTCATCCCTCCCGAATTCTGCCCAAGTCATGCAGTATGTTCTGCAGGCCACCGTTCCAACGGCCAACGTCGGAAGACAGACCCTTATCGGCCTCGTCATCGGCGCTACTCAGACCGTTTACACCTTCAACGCTATCGTTTCACCAACGGCAGGAACCAACAACTCCTTCCAAGTCATCCCAAGAATTATTGGGCAATAAGCCGATGTTCGCTTAAGATCCTCCCATACGACCCATATGGAATAGGACGCACAATGC